CAATGTTTGCAAATGGTATATCTGGAGCATAAGGAGTTGGTGGGCCAACTGCTTCACTAGCAGGTACATTGAGTACACCACTAGCTAAGTGAGTTAGTCCATCTCCATCTCCTGTATTTGCAAATGCTACATAGTTATGACTTACTCCAGTTTTACTTACATGGTCTTCAATAGAAGAACCCTTTGCACCAGTATCAAATTCACACAATTCATACTGTCCACCCGATAAAGCAAAAGTTCCCAATGTTCCTCTTGTAGTATAAACAGTGTCTATATGAGTTCCAGTAACCGTTCCATTTGAAGCTATAGAATTCTCTGTAGTCACAGTCCTTATTGTATCAAAATCTGATACAGTATAATCTCCATTAGAAAATAAAGCAGCCCGCGGGACTAAATCACTTTTTAGTTCAACGAATGATGTGCTGTTTGCATGTCCAGAAACATTTGTAGTTGCAGCTGCGCCAAAAGTTGTAAATACTACTGCAGGATTACCCATAATCTTTTCCTTAATTCAATTTAACAAGAGAACCTTCAACCGTATTAATACCAGAAGCACTACTTGTAATAAGGACTCCCTCAAGAGTAATGCCCGCGGGTCCAAGTTTTATTGATGATGCTCCATAAGAAAGTTCTATTCCAGTTCCAGTTACAGAAAGAGAAGCAAGGCCGGATAAAGCTTTCATCACTATTCCCGATGCACTCAAATCAAAGGTTGTCAATGCCACAAGTGCACTCATAGAAATACCAGTAGGTGTTACTGCAAGAGAAGAGAAGGGGCCAGTACCGCCCGGTGCGCCAGGAATCATAGGCCCACAGTCAACATTAAAATTACCCAATGCAGAATTGAAATTAATATCACCAAAAAGAGCAGTAGTTTGTCTGGCAGGAATTGGTGCAGGCATTGGGACATTTACAATAGTTTCTGTTATATTACTAGTTGTAAGAATATTTAAAGCTCCACCAGCTGTTATTCCAGTACTTCCTTTTGTTGCGAGTGAAACTGAACCCGCTTCTATAGAATGTATTCCTCCTACTTTTTGTGTGAACCCACCCTTAACGGTATCTGTTTGACTAGCATCTGTAAAAGTTTTTACTAAAGATGAACCCTTCAAAATTATAGGAGCCCCCTTTGCGTCAATAGTTATGCCATCGGCATTTATTGAAAAAAATTGTGAGCTGGTGGGAAATTTCATACTGAAAGATCCAGCCGACATTTCTATCGGACTTGTGCCGCTATCATGATAATATCCTCCTCTACTTACAACATCTAAGGTATTCGTAATGTTCAGATACTTGCTACCTTTTATTGATGTGTAATCGTTATTTAATCCCATGTGAAAATTTTCATTCACTACTTTAACAATCCTCTGTCCAAGTGAACCAATTTCTTCATAAGTTCCTGTTCTATGATAACGGTGTAATCTTTCATTGTTCGGCGTATCATCAACTTCTATAAGATGGCCACTCTCTGATAAATGAACATGATTATATGGATACACTGCACCATAAAGAGATATTGGGGGCGGTTCTCTCCATCTGCCAGGACCCTGAGATATAATTTTATCATCATCATCTCTTACTACTTCTAATCTTGCGGTTTTGAATCCAGCTGGGCCGCCCGTTGCACCGTAGTTTTTCATCTTTTGGCCATGAATTCCCTTTGAATACTCAATGTCAGGAGTTCCAAACTTACCTCTAGCTTCTCTTGGAGTTGTGGGTTCACCGAGATATTCATTTCTAGGATATGTAGACCTATTCATTTGTTCTGTCATAACCACATTGACAGAACCATCTAAACTACCAAGCTTACCAGACCTTGCTGATAGATTTTTTTTATTGTTTGGTATCTTTGGATCTACAGGATATAGAGCAGTATTGGCGTCTGTTTGACTTAAATAGTGTTTAATTTCTATTGGATGATATGGAATATTTCGTTCCGGTCGTTCAGAATTAAACGTAAGAACACTAAACGGTGCATCTTTTTTTAACGATTCAAGTTGTGGATGAACCGGGCCACCAGTGTCTCCTCTTGGGTCAGCAAAACCTTTACTGGAGTCGGCTGGGTCAGCCGGTATTCCACCAAGAGTTCCAAAGAAAACGGGTTCTTGTGCCTGTCCACCATCACGATAAAATCCAACAACCCATGTTCCTTCAACAGGGCCAGTTGGACTAATACCTACACCAGTTTGTGCAGCAGAGATAATTGGTTGAATAGGATAGGCCCAAGGTAAAGATTCTGTTGGCATATCAGTTTTATCTTCAGTATGCCATCCAAGAATTCTAATTCTACATCTTCCAAGATATAATGGATCATAGCGGTCTTCAACAACTCCTTGCCACCAGATAAATCCATCTTTCCCCATAAATTCAGCCATATATCAAAATCCTCTACTTGTGTCACTTAGGTCAGTAAGTCTATTGTTAGTATAATCATCTGCAGATGCTTGTAGTTCTTCTTGTGTCATTGCCAATCCAGTTTTTGGATTTGGTATTTGTACAGTTGGTGCTGTTAATTCAAATGTAGAAGATATTGCAGATTTATATCCATCTTTAATTGCTTCAACATGTATCGTATATTCATCTTGTGTAATTTTATGTCTTAATGAAGTAATCAAAAATTTCCCACTATAATACTTATGACCAGCCCCTCGACCAGATGAAGCAGCCACTTTTGAATTTTCTGTAGGAAAATCAAATGAAATCAAATCACCAACCTCTCTTGAAGAATCACCAGGAGCTGAAAAGTTTATTTTAACACTATCAAGTTGTAACCTCTGTGATATTCTTCTAGCAATAACATCTTCAACATGATTTTCTTTTATATCTTCGTTTACAGCGAATCCAGTAGAATCTTTATTATCTGCTTGGGTTATCGCTTGAATCTGATTATCCTTTGCTATAGAAAACTCTTTCTTGGGCCCAGTATTAAGAGCTCCTGCTTGTCCAAAAGTTGTTGGAACTAATGATATGTGAGCTTCTGGTTTTCCCAAAAAATCAGCATTGTTTGAACACAATCTACCAATTTCAGTTGAAACAGACGCATCAATTTGTGTTTTTTCTTTGTCACCCTCTTCTGTATTTTGTTGAGATGATACAGAGCCGTCTGCTTCAATTGTAAAAACTGTAGAAGGTGGTGTAACATAATGAAAATCTCTTCGGTCTATTTTCATTTGGATAAGGTCATGAGTAATAACACGATTTGCATACATACCTAATACTACATTTTTCATCGTGTCAAAAGAATCAACTAATCTAAAACTGGTTACTGATTCGTATGAGGATTGTTTACTTTCTCCCATATTGGCTGGTATATACTTATAAGATGCCACAAATGGTTTCACCGTTGGATCAATCACAATATTATTATCATAAATGGGAATATGTGAAGACTTGTCAGTAGTAGCAGTTTCTAACATAGCATTTATCGCTAAATGGGGATATTCTTCTGCCACCACGTCACTATCTTTTTCTTTAAAAAGTCTAAAACCACCCAACATAAGAGTTTCTATGGAAACAAATCTAAATCCTTGAAGGGTTTGGTAGAAAACAAAATTAGCACCTTTCGTTTCTGGATTCGCGGACACTGCTTTTGAAGCCAAAAAAGATATAGCTTTAAATGGATTCCAATTTGGAATTACTATTTCAGATTTATATCTTGTGGGTTCAACCAAAAATGGTTTTCTTGTTTTAGGCTGTCTTAAAGGTTTCTTCTTTCCAATAAAGAAATCATAAAATATATCTCTTGCCATGTCTGCAAGAGTGTAGGGTTTAACTTCATCAGAAGTTCTTGTATTTGGAATATTTTGTTTTGTTGGATAAGTTTTTCTAACCTTCGATAACAAATTTGTAAATTGATTATCTGTTACAAAGTATAATTTAATAGTTCTGGAATTGTCTGTTACTTGAACTGGTGGGTCTACCCTGTAAACTCTAAAACGATTAATTACTTGTTTCGGTGCTTCTGATGCAGAAGGAACACTTGTATTACCTGGTCCAGCAGTGGGGGGAAGAGTGGCCCCCGCAGTAGAAAAAGAAACATCAAGAATTTCTTCTCCAATAATAGGAAAAGATTCTATCAGACCTACCGTATCAGTAAGTGTAATATCACCAGAAACGATTGGAGAATATATGTCTTCATAAAAATTTAACACATGCCAAACACTTGTGGTAAGGTCTAAAAAATTAGCACCACGGCCCGTTTTTATATCAAGGTTCGCAGATGTTAGTTTCATCATAGTGATATTAAAATCACCAGCAAATGCTGCAGGTTTTTGGGGATTAAATGCGGTTTTCTTTTCCGTGTCCTTTAGCGCGTCTGTCATTATCTAAATAATCCTCTAGCTTCATCTTGAACAGATTGTATGTACGCAGAATCAATTAACTGAATTTCTCTTTTTGATTCATTCAAATCTCGTTCATATCCGTATGAATATATTATTTCTCTTTCTGTAACAGCTGTCTCTGTATAAGTTTGATAATCAATTTCTAATTTATGTGCGGGAACTGGATCACTGGTTCCTGTTTTTTCAGCTCTAGCTCTTGCAATATATTCATAATGATGTATTTGAGATTGTGCTGTTTCTATTGAACCATATTTGTTTGATACATAACTTCTAAAATCTTTATAACCAAGAGGCCATTCCCAATAAGGATCTAATATGTTGTTTATAAGATATATTGCCCAAGTATAAATTGTATCTCCGTAATATTGATAAGAAAGAACATCTGGTCGCATACCTTCTGGAACAACATAAGGATAATATGTTGCTATATCATTTTCAACTGCACCCCTTAACTTGTTCCTAATCATTAAATTGACAGCAACAGTATAATCTGGAACTGTAGAATTATCACCAGATATATCATAGGCTATTCTTGGATAATTTGAAAAAAATTCTGACATATTAATAGCCCTCGTCTATGTCTTTTTTAGTAAGAAGTTGTGTTTCTTTAAATGACATTGATATTGTAGTAGTCAATGGATGTGCATCATCCATAAAAGAAGTAAGGCCAGATGTTGTGTAATCTGCATTAAAAGATTCCATAAAGCAATTATGAATTTTAAATAGTGGTTTAGTAACATCACTACCATCAACTTCTTTTCTATTAACATAATATTTTATTTCAAATTCGTCTGGATAAGTTAAAGCGACAGATGATGTGCTGTTAATTCCAGTTCCTGCACCTGTGCCTGGATGCATTCTTCTTTTGAAAAACTTAACTATCTTAAAAATTTGTTCTGCTTCTTTTACGTCTTTTGGTACCATTACAAAGGTGTAAGAGAAAGTACGAAATCCGCCAGGCCCCTGATACACTACTGCTTTATGTGGATTTAAAATTTGTCCAGTTGCCCGCGATACAGCCTGCCCCACATCAGTACCAGCAAGTGATGTTAAAGCAGCGGCCGCTCCAGTTTTACCTAAAGTTTTAATCGTTGCCTTTAAAGCATCTACATTAAGGTTGTCTTTTGCACCACTAAAAGCAGCTTCTATAGATTCGGCTGCAGTACCAAAATTTCCTCCGGTCAATGCACTACCTATACCGCTTCCTTGGGCTTGATGTAAAGCTATAGAAGCTCTTGCGTCTATATCACCAATAGTTTGACTATAAGATGTTTTTAAAGCATCGGGAGGCATATACAAAACAACATCACCATTTTGTGTTCCTCTTGTAGAATTTGTTGAAGTATATGATCTTTTTGCAATAAATCTTATATAATGAGGATATTCTGTTGGTCCAGAAGCCGTTATACCTGTTGGATACACGAAATGGTCTCCTGAACCATCTTTAAAATTACCACCAGTAATGTTTTGTGGATGATTACTCATATTATTGTTCCTGTAAATTGATAATTTGATTTGGACGGTTTTGTGCCGTTACTACATATTTATATGAGGATTAAGAAAGGATTTTATAAACCAAAAAACATATCTAAATACAGAGGTGATTACCGTAAAATATTTTATCGTTCAGGGTTGGAATTGAAGTTTATGAGATATCTTGATGGTAAAGACTCTATTTTAAAGTGGTCAAGTGAAGAGATTGTTATTCCTTATCGCTCTCCCATAGATGGTAAAGTTCATCGATATTTCCCCGACTTTTGGATAAAAACTTCACAATGTGAAACTCTTATAGAAATCAAACCAAAGATTCAAACTAAACCACCCAAACCAAAATCAAATAGAAGAAGATTTATCCGAGAGGTTAAAACTTGGGGAGTCAATGAAGCAAAGTGGAAAGCAGCAACAACATACTGTGAAGCCCGAAATTGGAATTGGCAAATTTTAACTGAAGTAGATTTAACTAAATATTAATATTATGATAAAAGAATTAGAAGAAAGTTTTTTAGACACACTCAAATCAGCAATTAAGACGAGTTCTGCAACAACAAAAGCTAGGGCGGCTGGGGATTGGTTTAGAGAAAAGGTCAAACAAGCAAGTGCAAGTGTTCAAATGAGAGCAGTGACTCCAAACCAACTTCTTAAAAGACAAGAAGAAGGTAGCGCAGAACTTGGAAAAATGTTATTCTACAAATACGACCCAAAGTTTGCTAAAAAACTACCCTATTGGGACATGTATCCTTTGGTGTTTCCATTTGAGAAAGCCAAAGGTGGATTCTATGGGTTGAATTTACATTATATTCCACCAAGAGATAGAGCAATTCTTATGGATACGTTGAAAGAATATGCAACTAATAATAAATATGATGCGACCACAAGATTGAAAATAACATATGATTTATTGAAGGGGTTTGGTAGAGCGGTTCCTTGTATAAAAAGATATCTTGGCTCTAATGTTCGTTCAAATACTGTGAGGATAAACGCAGACGAGTGGGAAATAGCAATATTCCTACCAGTTGAAAGATTTCAAAAAGAAAAAAAGAGAGTTGTCTGGAACGACAGCAGGAAATACTATAAATGACACAAACCGTATTTAGCATAGAAAAAATAAAATCTAAGGTTAGTAATTTTGCTAAAGGAAATAGATATAATGTAAATATTATACCTCCTGCATTTATGTCATCGGGGGGTGCTGTAACAGAGAGTTTACAATATTTGTGTGAAGCAGTTTCACTTCCAACTAAAGGTTTAGCATCCAATCCACAGGACATATACGGCCCACCAAGAGAAATACCATATAGAGAAACATTTACAGAGGCTGCATTATCATTTATACTTGATGATGCTTTTACTGTAAAAAAATATTTCGATGAATGGCAGGCAGGTATTATAAGTCCTACTACCAACAATCCCAATTATTATAATAATTTTGTTGGAACAGTTAATATATCTAGGTTATCAAATGATGCAACTTCGTTTGCTGATGCGACAAATAAGTATGAAATAATGTTGATAGAAGCATATCCTTCTGTTGTTGGTGAAATTGCATTAGGGCATACACAGGGAAATGAAATATTAAGACTTAATGTTACATTTAAATACAGAAGATGGAATTCACTTTAAAAAATTCTTTTGGTGGATGAATAATATTATAATAAAAAATGATTTGAAAAGGAGAAAATCATGGCTTTGCCAAAATTAAATACTATACTATATGATTTAGAATTACCAACATCTGGTAAAAAAATTGAATACAGACCGTTTTTAGTTAAAGAAGAAAAAATTCTTCTAATGGCTCTGGAGGGAAAAGATGATAGAGAGATGTCAAAGGCAATAAAACAAATAATAACTCAATGTGTATCAACTGAAAATTTTAATGTCAACAAACTTGCAATGATTGACCTTGAATATCTTTTTCTTAACATTAGAGGAAAAGCAGTTGGAGATATAAGTACAATTTCTTTTAAACATGATTGTGGTGAAATTATTAGACTTGATATAGACCTTTCTAAAGTTAAGGTGATTAAAAATAAAAAATATTCTGATTTGATAAAACTAACAGATAATATTATGATTCGTTTGACTCCCCCAGGCATAGATAATGTTATTGGTGCTGGGGATAAAAATCAAATAGATTTGGTTATGGAGATAATTAGAGATAGTATAGTTGAAATTATACAAGGTGAAGATGTATTTTCTGCTCAAGACCATACACGGGAAGAGTTGGAAGATTTTTTAGATTCATTAAATTCTGGTCAATTTAAAAAACTTCAAGATTATTATGAATCTTTACCAAAAATGAAACAGGATATTGAATATACTTGTAAAAAATGTGGAAAGACTGAAACAGAAACTTTAGAAGGACTTGCATCTTTTTTCGCATCTGCCTAAGTCACAACTCACTTGAAGCATATTATTTACAAAATTTTGCTATGATACAACATCATAAATGGAGTTTGACGGAAATCGAGGATATGTTGCCCTTCGAGCGAACATTATATTCAGAATTATTGGTGCAATGGGTACAAGATGAGAATGCCAGAATTGAAGAACAAAATCGTAAAACTAACGGTTAAACCAAATAACAGAGAAATAGATGGCAGACAATACTTTAAAAGACATAATTGATTCGTTAAAGGCGTTAAGAAATACCATTAAAACTCCACCAGAGTCTGTGGATGTAATTGATTCAGTTAAGGGTGTAACTAATTCAGTAAATGCGATTGGAGAAACTCTTAAAACTCCACAAGCACCAGTAGGTGTAATTGATTCAGTTAAGGCTATTGGAGAAACTCTTAAAACTCCACCAGAGTCTATGGATGTAATTGATTCAGTTAAGGGTGTAACTAATTCAGTAAATGCGATTGGAGAAACTCTTAGAAACCCACCAAAGTCTGCAG